ACACCAAGAGTTTTATAGCCTAAACTATCCATGTATATTTCTAACACTTCACCTTCGTGTCTTTTTATTTCAGCTTTACATTGTTCTATGTTCATAATTAATTTACTCCCCATATTTTTTTAGCTTGTTTTATTGTAGCATCATTATATGATTTTTCTTTAGATGATAATGTATGATGATTATATAAATAAGCATTCATAGAAGCCTCTTTATTACCTTCAAATAAAGCCGGTGTTAAATATTTATCACTACCTTTTGATTCAAACATATTAGAAAGAAATAATGCATCTTGAATATTTTCTGATACAACAGAAGAATCATTGTTATCTAAAATAGGTTGAAATATTTTTGATTGTTCACCTGTAAAAAATCTATTAGTTGCTCTGTTATAAGCTGTTGGTACACTTCCTTCTAAAAATTGATAATAACCTGAAGCAGAACTTCTTAATTTATTTTTTCCTCTAGCTAAATTTTTATTTTTACTTTCAGCAAACTTAGTATTATCTATTAATACTTGTGCATTACGTTTAAATGTATCATAAGAAACATCTTTATATTGTGGATTATCTTTAATTAAACGAGCATACTCTATTTGTAATACAACATCATTTAAGTCTTTATTAGCTCTACCACCCTTAACTAACCCAAGTCTAGCCATCTGGTCAGAATATGGTGCTCCTGTAAAAGGGTCTACTCTATCTGCTGGGTTTTCTTTAGTGTCGGGTACTTCTGGTCCTGAGACTAAGCCTCCTGTAGATTTTGGTATTCTTAAATCTTCAAATATTTTATCAACTTCATCTGATAAAGGAATTGTTATTTCTTTTTCATTTTCAGGGTCTACTAAAACTGGTAGTTGATTTAAAGTTTTAGATAATCTATTTACATCTAATAGTATATCAAAATAATCTTGACTTAATGAAGGAGAATCTAACATCTGTTGTTTCATTTGGTCAGTAAGTAATAAAGGAGTAAAATATCTATTACCTCCAATAAAAGAAACTCTATCTCTTCTAGAAACTCCATTATCTTTTAAAATTTGTAAAGTATTTAATTCTAAATTTTCAGCAGCTTCTGTTAAAGTATGTAATTTTTTATAAGATTTATAATATTCTCTATTAGCATTTAAATAATTATCTAAAAATTTTTCTTTTGTAATTTCATCTGTTATAGCTCTATAAATTTGACTATTAGCTTTACCTTTAGACTTTTTAAAATCATTAATTTTAAATGAATAAATATTTTCTACATATTCTTTATTAAAAGGAATACCTCCAAAACCTGTAAGCCATTTAAACATAGCTTCTTCTCTATATATTTTTTGGTCAAGAGATGTCATTTCTTTACCAAACTTATCTCTAAAATATTTTCTAGTATCTGTAACTGTTCCCGGTTCTAAAGTTTCTACTAAATTCATAGCTATAATTTTTAAATTAGTTGGATTTAATCTTCCACCTTCTCTATCTGGGTCATATACTTCTAATCTATTAAAAGGATTTTTTAATAGTCTTCCATCAGCAGTTACTCCATCTCTAAATATATAAGCATTTAAAGTTTCTTGTGTTAAAGACTCTCCAAAAAACGGAGTCAACATTTCAGTTAATAATTCATTATCATATTGTTTTAATTCTTCTTCAGTTAAATCTTTATTGACAGTTTTATGTACAAAATTTTGAATTGGTTTTCTTGGAAAATCAAAAGCATCCCAAGGAGTAATATTATAAACAATAGGAACTCCTTCTTCATTTACTGTATATACAATATTATCATTTTGCATCCATTCTGGTAAAAAAGGTTTTATATTATCTATAACATCTGCTCCTGTTCCTATTGCAAGATTTGCAATTGATGTAGCTGCTGCACTACCACCAATACCAAAAGTAGTAAAACCTGTAGCTCTATCCATAGCTCTACTTTTCATAATTTTACTAGCTTCGTTTGCTCCCATATCTTTTAATTCTCTAGCAATTTTAAATTCATTATTTATTTGTCTAGGTATAGTTCCTGCTAATCTCATAGACTCAGATAAAAAAGAAAAGAAAGTACCCATAAAAGGAATAGTTCTTAATTCTTTTAAATTATCTGGCACTAAATCATAGTTAGGTAAACCATTACGAGTTAATCTTCCTGCTTCATTTTGTAACTTTTCAGGAGTATCATATCTAAATTTATCAAATCTTATAGCATTTGGTCCTTGAGGTAAAGCTTTATTAAAAGTATCTAAATGTTTTTTTTCATTTAAATACATATTTATTTTCCAAAAATCATCTTCAGCTATATAAAGTTCTGTAACTTTTTCATCACCTTTTAAAAGTTGTTTAACTCCCGGAGTTTTCTTAGCTAATGATTCTAAATATTGTAAAGGTTTTGCTCCAAAAAAAGATATATTAGAAGCATCTTTACTCATATTTTTTAAATCGTTTATAATAGCATTTTTATTTAAAACACCTTGACCTGCAAGTTCTTCTATAAATTGTTGTTGTTCAATATTACTTGTTCTAGTTAATTGAGAATATACAGTCTTAAAACTTTCGGAAATAGTTTTAGGATTTAATAATTTAAAACCATTAGCTCCTGTTATTTGACCACCACCAGCAATATTTTTTATATGAGTAGTTATTCTTCTTGTAGTGGCTGATTTTTGTGATTGACTTTTTAAAAATAAAAGACTTTGCCAAAATTCTTTTAAAAAAGGTGGTAAAGATTCTATTACTTTAGAACCACCTTGTTGATATCTTTTTGTATAATATTCAGCTAGTTGTGGAGTTGTATAATATCCAGATAAGTTTCCAAAAGGTTGAACTTTTACACCTTCATACATTGGTATTTGTGCAGTAAATCCCGGAACATTATTTTTTTTATGAAAATAAATATCTTTACCATCCCTAAAGGCTTGATTATGAAAATTACTATCTTCTACAAACTGTGCTATTTTTTTCATGGAGAGTAATAATTTATCTGTAGGGTCAGTAATTTCTCCTAAATATGCTTTTATAGCTGGAGGTATTTCTTGTTTTTCAACTAAGATACCTTCTTTAATTTTACCAAAACTTTCAAATCCACTAGAAATATTTGCAAATTGTCCTTTCCCCCCAGCAAGTTTGTCCATTTCAGATTGTACTTGTAAGTCTAATTCTAATTTTTTTATATCTGGATTTTTTCTTTTTATTTCAGATTTTACAAATCGTCTTGCAGTATTATACACTTGAATAGTAGGACTGTACCCACTATCTTCAAACATTCTATAACTTTCTCTGACATAAAAACCTAATTGTTGTTCAATAATTTTTTTATCTTCAGGTGCAATATTTTCAATTCTTAGAAGTAATTTAGAAAGTTGGTCTTGTAAGTTTCTAGCTTTTTTTATAGGTTTTCTAGCTTTTTCTGGAAATTTTAAAAGTTCTTTATCAAAAGCACTTTGTTGAGTTTTACCAATTCTTATACCTTTACTTGTAATAGTTGTAGGAACTCTAAAATCTGTAAATAAAATTTTATTTATATCTTCTATTACGTCTTCTTTATTTCCACCAACAGCTTTATGTATATCATTAATTGCATTTTCTAAGTTTCTTCCAACATGGTCTATAGTAGCATTCCATTTTTCTTTTGCATTTTGAGTTTTTAAATAATTTTCATGCAATAATTCACTACGACCACCTCTAGGTGTAAAAGGATTAGTTTTAGCTATAAAATTTGATAAGCTTCTAATAGGAGCAACAGTACTAAGTTTTCTTAATCCTAAAACTTTTTCATCTAAAGCATCAATATCTCCTAAGTTATAATCTCTTGTAGGAAACAATTCTTGTTCTCCTTTAACAATAGCTTGTTGTCTTTTTTGTAAAGCTAAACTACGAAAATCTTTATCTTGTCTTTTTAATCTTCTAATTTTATTTAAAAAAGCATTAACTACTTCAGGTCTTTGTCCTTTAATACTATCTAAAGTATTAAAAAAAGATTTACTAATAGCTTCTCTATTACGAATACCTGCACCTACTGCACCAAAAGCTCCTGTAAATATTAATCCTTCAGCTAATAATCCTAGTCTGTTTTGTAATT